CTGGGAACCAAAAATATTCATCTGTTAATTCGTCACGGCATCTAGCAATGTCGTTTGACAACAAATACTCAACTTCGTCATCAGATAGCCCTAAAGACCCTTCTGCAATACAACGCCCAACTCCAATGGTTTCTAGGCCAAGGTGGTCTTTGTAACAATGCGTTTTTACGCCTTCGTGCCGTTTTAGCATTTCAATTAATTGAGTCATTTATTTACGCCTTTAATTCTTTCGTATGATCTGCCACCAGATAGCCCCAGCATCCCCAAAAGCAGCGGCATCATTACGCCAGCGTCTGCTTGGGGTATCAGTACGCCAAAGCCAGCAGCTATAGGTGCTATCAAAAAGTTGACCATTAAGCCAAGCACGCAAACATAACCGGCTAATGGCCTCCAACTCGATTGAAACCAATTACCTTTCGCATCTACTTTGTTAATTTCTAGTTGGCCTTTTAAGGCTTCTTGCGCGTGACGATCTGCCATCGTGCTTAACTCAAAAGCAATGCGGTTTTTTTCGTCTTTGTCTTCGATTACCTTATCGAGCAATTGCGTTGCTGGCGCTATTAGAGATGCCAAAATGCTCACAGTTGCCTCCTACTCGACCACGCTTGTGCGCCAAAAAAAGCCGCCAAAATACCAGCCACGCTTACAAAATAAACGGATGCCATGTCCCCTAGGATAACTGCCGCTTGAGTGAGTCCAATCCAGCTACTTGCAACAACGAGGGACGGGTATAGAAGCATCCCCCAAAGTGCAAACCATGACATTGCACGCTGCGCGTCTGCCCTTTCATGGCTTAACTGGAGTTCTTGTAACTCTTTGCTTGTTTGCAATTCTTCGTCACTGACAACCCCATCCCCGTCAGCATCGTATTTGGCAAAATCGCTATCTGGTTCTAATTTTTTAGCATTCATTTCTAATACCACAGCTTTGTATTTTTTGGGACTGTCTGGGGAATGCAGTACGCGGAGATCCCTTTTTGTGATCCCCGTTTTCCATTTGGTGAGGTCGCACCACTTTCGACGTAGTAGGCAGCGCGGTTGCAAGTTATAGCGTTCGCGAACAACCAATTTTGAGAGTTTGGCAGACGCTCACCCTCGACAATTACTACAAGTAGAAAAGCCATCATCATTTGTTGGTTAGCCAAGCTAGCAGAGCGCCAATTGCGGCTGGCACTAAAACGACAACTATTGCAAAAATCATTGCGTATTGTCCCAACTCTTTCCTAAATTTCTTTTTTTTAGCTTCTTCTGCCTTTAGGAATGCTTGACGGTTTTTTCTGGCTTCAGCAGTTTTTGCTTGCATCTCGTTCCAAAGATCCATCCGATGCGTGGCTTCAAAAACTTGTCTAATCGCTGCCCTAGATTGTCTCAACTGTTCTTCAGCCATAACAATTTTCATAGCCTCAGTTTCTGTTAAATTTTTACTGTTCTTAGCGCGTTGCAGATCGAATTCGCTACTTCCTAGGCGAGAAATTACCGCGCCTAAGGATTCGATATTTGACGCTGCTGAAGCCGCCATTTCTAAAGCTTTGCAAGCCGAAGTCACCGCAGCGACAGCCTCCAGAATCATCTTCTATCCCAAAGAAAGCAATTGCGGGATAACGATGCCAGCCACTAACAAAACTAAAACAGACCAAAGTTTCGCGTCTATTGAATCGAATCGTTTTGATCCTTCTTTTAGACGTTCTTCTATACGCTCGTAGCGCAGCGCACATTCTCGCTCATGCGTGTTTATCTCTTGTAGTGCTTTTTCTCCGTCATCCATAATTTCGAGATAACCCATCAGTCCTTAGCTTTGCCGAAATTGAAGGCGCATAGATCCAAAACCTTTTGGGCCTTGCCAACCCAGTTATCATCTACTCTGGTTTCTGTCTGACTTGCTATAATTGAAGCAAGTGTGACTATGCTAGTGAACGCAGTTAGTATGGTTTGCAAATCCATCAGCTTGCCTCCGCTTCTTCTTCTTTAGGCTCTACTGCCTCAACAATTGCACTTTCGTAGGCTTGCAAAACTAATGTTGTTTCGTTGAATTCCCGACTCAAAGCAGCAGAACGTTCTTTTAACTCAACCACTCTTTGAATGTCTTGCTGAGTTTTAATCGGCAAACTTTCTATAGGGTATTCAGTGTCGTTGATGTTAATTGTTGGTGTGTCAGTCATTTTTATTTTCCTTATGATTCCCAGGGTTTGCCTGATCCATTCGTGGGTTTAATCTGTAGGTCGATATTAGCTTGAAGGCTAGTTTCTAATGCAGTCACTTGCTCCTCACCCATCGCTTTTTTTACCCAAGCAATGCAATTGTCCTCAGTGACATTTGAATAATCGGTGAAGTTGTCAGGGTCAGCGGTCACTGATTGACTGCCGTAGCTTGTCGCGTAAAAAGTGTTGTCGCCTTCGGTTTGCTCTGCGTTCACGCGCCAGTGAATGACATTAATTACGTTTGTCAGGCCATCTTCTGAAAGCACGAAGTCAGTTTGTGCGATTTTCCATGTTGCGGTCATTGTTTCAGTCTCCAACCGGCAAAGCATTAGCCGCTTGAGCAGCATTGTATGCAGCAATAGCTTCTTTGGTATGAAAAGTATTGCACATTGCTTGTACTTCTGTGCTTTCTGCTGACCAATCGTCTGTAGGCAACACGACATGACGATTAAATGAGCGGGAAATCTCAGCGTCATCTCTGCTGATTACCGTAGCTGTGCGAACTTGAATGGCTTTGTAGCCTCCGCAATCTACTACCTCAATCTTGTCTTCTAATGTTGTTTCGCTTAGCTGTGCCATGAGTTTTTCTCCGTATTGGCGTTAGGACTGTCCGACCCTAGAGTCCACTAGGGTTATGATGCTGTGTAGTAAGTAATTTCAAATCGCATATAAGAACTTGTCTTAAAAATAGTAAAAAGTTCCCAAGTCCAATTAGCGTTGCCATTACTGGTTAGAAAACCTAGATCGGTCGCGTTGAATGTTGTTATTGAGGAGTGCGTTGTTCTAGCAAAATTCATGTTACTAACGGCCATAGATCCAGATGGGTGGTAGCTATTGCCTACGATAGGGCTAAACGGCAAGCCACGTATGTTAATAATGTTGCTCGAAGCTCCGGAGATAGAATTAATCTGCAAATATCCTATTAGAGAAACCATTCGTCCGACTTTCGTGTATTGACCACTGTTGGTTGTCGAAAAAGTGCTAGGCAAATTCCCGGTGTACGCATGAAAAGTCGGTGTCCATGTGCCGGTTTCGTACGAATCTAATTTGTTAGCCGCAGCAGTACCGCCAAGGTATGCACCGCCTGATAGGTAGAGGTCTTTGAAACGTGCGCCAGAAGCACCTAAATCCTTAGAAGCGTCAATAGCGGCATTGGTGTTCGTATTCCAAGGGTATATTTGTGTAGCGTCAAAGATTAAACCTGTTGTTCCTGTACCTATCGTTAACAATGATGATTTAGTGCCAATACTACCTACGGTTGAGCCGTCTTTGCGGAAGTCTATTATGTCACCATCAGAACCCTGACGATTAGCATATAGCGGTGTTCCTGTTCCTGCTATTTGAATCTGCCCTGCATTTAAGGCTATGCCTGTACCAGACGCATCGTTGTATACGCTGTTAGACGTAGTACCCACCAACAGGTTGCCTGATGCGTCTAGCATCGCTGCAATTGTTGTAGCTTCGTTATTGTTGTCTCCACCAACTAAGAATTGAAGCTGTCCTGAACCTGCGCCTGTTATAGTCGGTTTAATGCCTGACCTGCTTGCTCCGCCAGAAACAGCAGGAAAACCCAGCGTCATAGCGTCAAAACCGACAACTTGTGTTTGCCCTGCTCCCGTAATGCGGAGGCGTTCTGTAGCATCTGCACCCTCAGAGCTTGTTCCGGTTGACGTATAAAATGCGAATTCGCCCCCAGAGCCGTCAGAGTTTTTAGCTAATGCTTTTATTTGAGCCGCGTTATTTGGACCTTGTTGGCTTCCGTCTTCATTGTAAAAATTAATAACACCATACGGGCTATTTGCCCCTGCAAAACCAGACATTTTGATTGTTGGTACGCCTGTTGAGCTTTTCGAAAAAACTACGTCGCCGTTATTAACAAAGCCATCCGCCGTGACGCTGCCCGTGACATCTATGCCTGTTTGACTTATGACCATATTAGATGGAGAGCCGTCATCGTCACGGAAGGTTACGCTGTCAGAGTCTACAAAGAGAGTGCCTGTAGTGTTGATTAAGTGGCTGTATCCACTGCTGTGATGTTTTAACGTTAATTCATCGCTATCGCCAAGACTCAATACACCATCGTCAGGTAATGCAATGCCGCCGTTGGCTGTTATTTCGCCAGTAACCGCTAGAGTGCTAAGAGTGCCAACACTTGTAATATTGGTTTGTGCGGCAGTCAGTATTGAGCCGGTTAAGTTGCCAGTGACGTTGCCGGTGATTGCTCCGCTTGCGGCAATAGTGGTAAAAGACCCTGCATAGGTTGCGATGTTCGACCCGTCCGCTCTAGCTAAAGCCTTACCGCCAGCCGTAGCCCCATCGTGAACGTGGAGGGTGTCAGTCGTTGTATTAACAGCTAACTCACCTTCTGCGCCTGTAAACGCATTCATCTGGGCAGTTGTGCCGCGCCTTATTTGTAGTTGAGTAGCCATCTTATGCCTCTGTGTTTCTTAACTGTTCTAATGCCCACGCGAATTCTGCGTGATTTGGTTTATATTCTTTTATTTCAATAGCGCAGGTTTCATCACCAACAGATGAAACAATATTTAAAAACACTCCATCTTCTGTTTCTTCACCGCCGACTATTTGCCCAATTTTCATTATGTGACCTTGTAAAGTTTCCAGTTATAGACAACGTTTTCGCCACGTTGAACATTGCGGGTATACATATCTGCGCGAATATATATTTTGGCTGCGCCAGACCAACGAGCAAAAGCAAAAACTTCACTTTGAACGCCCCATTGAATTTCAGTCGGCCTATTCGCCACATCTAGGTTGTACGCAAAAATGTAACTACCAGCGACAGTGCCGACTACAGCAATAAAAGTGCTTGTGTCTTGGCCCCATGCGCTTGTTGTAGTGTTGGTTTCGATGTAGTCGGTTTGATCTAAACCTATCCCGTTATCCGCTGAACTATAGGGATTTTTACGGGCCAGAAATGTGCCTTTGGTATATGTGCCAGAGTCAACGAGCAACTGTCTTGAGATCACAACGCCGTTGAATTCTGCGCTGCCGCTCTTGTTAATTATCCAGCCAGTAGACCCAGCAGAATAGTTGCCAGACTGGATCACGCTCCCGATCTTGGCGTTGGTGATTATGCCGTCACTGATCTGCGCCGAGTTAGTCACAACGTTAGAAGCCGCCAGCTTACCGGCTGTGATTGCGTTGCTTTGGATGTTGGCGCTTTGGATAAACTCAAAAGTACCAATTGTTGCCACGATAGCCGAAGTGGTTATCGCGCTAGCTTGGATCTGACCTACCACAGCAGAATCAGCAAAGACCTGAGAAGTGTTTAGTTCTGAACTGGTTATGCTGCCCGCCACAATCTCTGAGGCTGCGACTGAATTAGCTGCGATCTTATCGGCATTAACAGAGTTAGCGGCGAGTTTGTCTGTGCTTATTGCCCCACTGGTTATCTTGTCAGCAGTCACCGCGTTTGCGCCAATCTTGTCGGCAGTTATAGCCCCTGCGGAGATCTTGTCAGCAGTAACGGCTAAAGCGTTAATCTTCGCGGCAGTTACCGCCCCTGCCAGAATTTTATTTGCCGTTATCGCGTTGCTTGCAATCTTGCCAGCCGTTATCGCATTAGCGCCAATATACGTTTCAGTGATTGTATTTAGGCTTGCAACAGCCCCCGCACCCAAGCCACCCAATGTGGCCTGACCAGAACCCGCGCCCGACAAGGTGCCGTCTGCGTTCATCGTCACATTTGTATTTTTCAAACCAGACGATGCGTTGTTAACTGAAAGCAATCCGGTTGCTTGAGTTGCTAGATTAAGTTGGTCGCTTAAATCAGCCGCAGCAATCGAAGAAGTCCAGTTTGTGCCGTTGTATCTGTAAATTTTAGAATCAGTGGTCAGCATCACAATGCGACCAGTTACTAAGTTTGTAGTGGGAAGTGTAGTTACACGCTCAACAGGTCTAAGTGTGTCACTGAATAGGTTGTCGCCAAGCGTGCCTTCTAAATCAACAGTCTTAACTAACGTTGTAAATGCTGGCACCGTTGAATCATAGCGGTACAGCTTTGCATCAGAAGTTAAGAAAATTACCTTTGGGCCAGTGTAGCCACTAGGCGATGGCAAGCTAGAAACCGCAGCAATAGGCTCAACGCCAGACGCAAAAGATGCCGCTGTAACTGCGCCAGCGGCTACGTTAGAAGCCGTGAATAGGGTTGTACTCCACGCTGAACCCGTCCAAACGTACAGAGTGCTAGTGGTCGTTAGGTATTTGATCTGCCCAACGTGATCGCCCGTCCCCATTGCCGCAATCGAAGTAGCTGGAGCAATACCAAAAGCATCCCCTGCCTCGAATTGATCTATAACGCCTTGATTCAAATCGTCTAAACCAATCTTCTGAGTGGTCGCGTTAAACCCAGCGGTGAAACTAGAGATGTTGCCCGACCTATCGACACAACGCAGCCAATAATATCTGGTGACAGAATTACCCAGACCAGCAATCGTATGGTTATCAGATGGAGTTTGAACAACTAGCGTAGACCCTGCCTGATTGTTCGTAGTGTTCTCAAAAATTTCTACATACGCAAAATCAGAGTCAGATGGGTTTTGCCAGTTAAGTGTGATTTGCTGAATGCCGCCCGTGGCTGTGACGGTACTTGGCAACGAGGGAGGGGTGTTGTCGCCCTGTAGAGTCAGCGTGGCTGATATGGTGCCGCTGGTCTTTCCTGTAAGCGTTACCGCTTTGACTCTGAACGTATATTCTTGCAGTTCAACCAAGCCAGCAATAGTTGTGTTTGTGCCATACACGGCAATGTTGCTAAACACGGCATCGCCGCCCACCACTGCTTCACTGACTGACCCGTAATTTAATTCTGTGGTTGTGCCAGCCGCAACGGAACCGTAGTCAATTGTCGAAGTGTAGCCGCTGGCAATCGAGCCGTAATCTATTTCACCAACGCTGGTGCGCTTGAATTCTAATTCATAAAACGAAACGTAGGTATTGGGGTTGGGTGCAGTCCATCTGACCAGTACCGCTGGCAACACTGACCCGTCATTACCAAGAGCAGTTGTTTCGGTAAGTGTGAGAGCGGTAGGCGCAGCCTGTGCAGGAGTGTCATCTACAATGTCTGAATAATCGGGGTTGTTCGGGCCTACAGTTGCTGAAATATTACTAACGTCATTGTCTGGGTTTCTGTCGCTCTCAACAAATGACCCAGTACCTGTTCCATACGCAAGAGCGCGAACCCAGTAGAATCTAGTGTCACCGACAGCAACGGCATCAGCACCGTTCGACGAATCATGAACAAATTGCGTTCCCATCGTCCGACCGATTTCGACTCGGTTTGCCCAAGCAGAATCTGGCGAAGCAAAAATTACAATCTCCTTAAATTTGCTAGTGTTAACCGGATTTGTCCAATTCAACTCTATGCTCTTTAAGCCAGCGGTTGCGCTTAGATTTTGGGGATCTGGTACGCCACGGAATCCCGGCGTAATTACCCCTGTTGCTGAAATCGTGGAATATTCGCTAACTGTGGGGTCTGAGTAACTGCCAGAATCGTCTTCTAAAAGCGTGAGGTTAACAGCACCATCTTGCGTGTCGCTAAACGACCAGTTAACGCACCTAAAAACCTTGGCACTGTAGTTCAATTCTGCAACCGTGACACTTACTCTGTCGCCAATATCAATATTTAGCGCACTCAGATTTGCTGGAAAATTGATTACCTTTTGCTGATCCGATAATTGAATTTGTTTGTGCGCTATTCGCTGCGCCATGTAACTGGTGTTTGTAAAAGATAACTGGATATCTTTGGTAATCACCTCTCCGTTGTCTCGCGAAACCGCAGAGGTTAGCTGAACCCTAGGGATCTCTGAGGTTTTGTGATTTTGCGCTGGGTCTAAAATGATAGGTTTAACTGTGTTAAATCTTTCTCCACGCTCAACAGAAGTTTTCACAGTAATTGCGCCGGTGAGCGAATCTTCATCTAAAGAAAACGAAGGTGCTTCAAAAACTCCAGCTTTGATTTTGTATGTTCCGTTGCTATAAAAGATACTGCCGTTCATGGCACTAAGTAGTTTTTGCAAACTAGCCTTGTAGGAATCTGTTGCAAACAAAACACCGTTAGCGGTAAACCGTTTTTGAGTACCGTTTGGCACTACTACCGAAACGTCACAAGCATTTGCAGCAGTTAAGACATCTGCCCAATCTACTTTTGAAGCAACGACACCCAAACCGAATTCTGCATCCATCAGGAAGTGTGCAGCGCAAAGTGCGGGGTTGTCTGTATAAGCTTGATACGTTGCGTTGGTTGGGTTTGCGCCAGCAGCGTTCCCAGCAGCAACATCTAGTCTTGGGTCATAGATGTCATTTCGACCCTTAACTAGAGCCTTAATATTTTGTGGCTTGAGTCTGTCCCAAAGTTCTTGTGACCCATCCGTTAAAGTCCACTTCGTGACGATGTAGGAAATGCCTTTGCCCTGATGGGCAGAAGTCCAAGGAACAAACGTATTAGTCAAAAGAGAACTGCTGGCTTGGGTTGCTGTACCCAACTTTTTCTCAACCATGCAAATGGTTTCAGAATCTATAGGGCCAAAAGTTCCAGACGTTACCGTGTTATTTGTAATCTGAGAGCTTGTTATTATTTCGCCATCGAAAAAGATGTCCTCGATTGCCTCACACTGATGACCCGTTAAAGCGATAGCGTGAAATAAGTCGCGGTTGTCACTACCGGCGACTCCGACGAAGAATATGGGTCCAGAGACTAAAGCCTGACCGTAAACGATTTTTTGGGGTTCGATAGTGCCGCGCACTGTTTGCTGCCGAGTTTTATCCGTGTCGGATTGCGGCATGCTAATGTCTGGCATCATTGCAGTTATAGCGGCATTTGTCGCATAAACGCCAGCGGCAACAATTAACGTTCCTGCTGCAATGGCTACACCTGTCGCGAAACCAGACGCACCAACGGCTACCAGCGCCGCAGCGCCAATCGTTTCAACAAATAAAACTGCTGCTGCTACTACTGGCGGCACTTAGACACTCCATCCAGAAAGTAAATAGCGATCTTTGATCTGCGTTAACCCTTTGTCGGTTAAACACACAATATTGCTTTTGTATTTCACTCCACACACTTGCCCGATAATTGGGAGATCTACCACGCAAGGGTCACCGTCTTTTAGATCGGTTGATGGATTGCCCAAAAGGGTTTGGAGAAAATCAACTAGCTTGCCTTCTTTCCCAACAATCTCATAAGCTTGGGCCTCGCTTTGGTAATTAAAATCTGTAGCAAAATCTTTACCTGTCATTTGTTTAACAATGAACGCTGCGAACTGGCAACAGTCAGCATCTCCATAGTTAAAGTCGCGACGATGCCAAGAATTGAGTGCTTGGGTAATCGTCATTACGAAACCTCGTTGAAAAAATCAATTTTGGGAATGTTTGGCCCACCCGCAACAGAATCAGAATTAGCATCTCCCCAACGTATATGAGCATCCTCAATATCAGCCATGAATTCGAAGATTAAATCTGCTGCGTGTTGACTTTGCTGCTGCGAGTGCGTGTATTTTTTCGCTGATGATTTTGTGAATCGAGCCAGTTCTGATTCGGCTGTGAGTTGTATTGAATCCCCGCCAGATGCGCCTATTGACACATCCATCTGATCCATAACGCCCTCCCAAACCACGGTAGGGTCTGCAATCAAAGCGTCATCAGCGTTTAGAGCGCCCAAGTAGACGCTTACAGGGTGCATATAATAGTCCTCTGTTAAAGCAGCACCAGAAATGGTTGCGTCTAATCCCGAAAGAGTCAGGCTAATTTTATAAGGTGAAACGTCTAACCCTTCTTCGATTGAACTTATCTCGCCAAAATCACCGACCCCAAGCCAATCCTGACCACCCCAAGTGTAGGTTCCAATGGAGTTGTGAACGTATATCGTGCCAGACGGAAACGCCAGTTTGCAGAATGTTATAAGCGAAACGTGACCGGCACTGAGTGCATTCGCAACGGCTGTGGGGAAACCGCGACTCACGCTAGAACGTCCTCTACCGCTTCGATACTAAAGTCTGAAAAAATACCGGGTCGCGTGTTCCAAGATGCTGGCCCCGCCAGCATAAAAACACCCACTACCGGCACTGAATAATCAACAATGGTGTTATCTGCTGGAGTCTTTCGAATTGGTGGTGCGATTGATAACGAGATGTTAGTGCTAGCGTCACTGCTTGCGTCTGCTACTACCATGTGCAATTCGTTGTTAAAACTTATTTGGTCACCGGCGCGTAGATAATTGTTAACGCTCGCGGTTGCCCCATCACAAATTAAAGTGGTACCGGATTGGCTTGCGCCGTTTACTCTTAAAGTGCCACCACCCGCGCCCCTTGGAGTGTAGCTATGATCCTGCAACGTAAATCTGTGCTGCTGACCGTTTAGCTTCACTAGAAACGCTTGCATTTCTTGTCGATCATCACCGTCTAGACCTTTGAACTGAAGCGATGCTTTCCACAATGAGCCTTTCCTCGATGCTGTCTGAATCGCATTTGTGAGCGGTGATTGATATGTGCGCGTGTTGCTAACGAGTTCGAAGGTGTTACTTGCTGGCGTGATGTTTGGAAATGTGAAAGTAGTCACTAGACAAACCTCCGTCTTCTCATCAGATCGCGGATTGTGACAATGGTTTCCTGTGATGTTTGCGCCATTGCAGTTCTTATCTTTTGCTCAACATCCGCACCAGAACCTCTAGCGTCTACGTTGTTTATGACCGTTACACCGCCGCCTTGGCCTTTTGTGTGATCTATTACGGTTTCGTTCGGGTGCAGCATTGCCATGAAGCCGCCTTTACCATCTGCCCCACCGGCTCTAGCTCCGCGACCTGTAAAACCACCACCCTCGAAAGATTGGGATTTGATTTGTGCTACTTGGGCTAGGCCACTGGCTACTGTTGCAGCCGCCATGATTGCGCCTAATGGTGGGGGGAATGATGCAAGTGCGAGGGTTGCACCTTTGTAAGTATCCATCACGGCACCGGCGATATTAAACGCTTTGTTTTTGCTAAACATATCGCGCATCGAACTGGTAACTTTTTGCGCCTGGTCTGATCTAGACATATCTAGATAGTCGTTCAATGCCTTTCGCCCTTCGATTTGCGTCTGGTTTAAAACCTCGCCAGTTTCACCTTGTTTAACTAATTCTGTTTTTACCTTCGCAATACTTTCAGCAGCCCTGCGGCTAGAACTTTCTATTTGGTCGAATATAGGAGTGATTGTTGATAACGCACTAGGCGCATCTCTCAACGCTTCAAGTTCTCCGCGCATTACAACGAGGTTATCTGTTGTTTGTTTGAAAGCATCGACCAAAGGGCTATCAATCAAAGGCAACCCAAGCGCCTCACGGACTGCGTTTACTTTTTCTTGTAAAAAAGAAAATGGCTGTATCAAAGCTGATATTGCTATGATTCCTAATCTTTTAAATTCTTCAAACGCCATTTCAGCCATTTTTAGACCGATGCGTAGGGAATTTAACGTATCAAGCAGACTAGCTATACCTTCTACAACAGAGCGCGCAGCTTTGAATCCAATGGAACCGAAGTCTTCAGTGTCTAGTGCCGCTTGTCTCATCATGTTGGCAGCTTCCTCAACAAACGGAGCAAGGCCAACGCTAAACTGAGAAATTAAACCTTCAATGACTGCGCCTGATCTAGTAAACGAATCGTTTGCAGCCTCTATCTGTGCGACATCTGCCCGATCTAAAAGAATGCCAAGCGCACCAGCTTCCTCGCTCATTTCTTTTAGGCCAGCACTGCCTTCCGCGAGCATCTGCACCATTGCCACGCCTTCGCTGTCGAACAGTTTTTGGGCTATACGGACCCTGTCAGTTTGAGATTTTAACGTCCCCATCTTGTCGGCAATTGTGCCGATTTGTTCTTCAAGTGGTAGTTGATTAAACGACTGAACGTCGATTCCTAATTCGCGGAACGCTCCCCTGGCTTCACCCATCCCAACTGATGCTTCACTGGTTCTGCGGACGAATCGCTGAAGGCTCATGTCTAATGTTGTAGTGGCTACGCCCGTGATTGCAGCAGCGTGACGCATAGCACCCAACGCTTCGGTTGTTGTGCCGATTTTATCCGCAGTTTTACCGAGTGCGTCTATGGTATTCATTTGAGATCTGACAATCGCCGCACCAGCAGCAACGCCCAGCGTTGCAAAAGCTGCGCCTAGTTTGGCAACATTTAGCCCGACCTTCCCCAGACCTTTTGTGACAGAACCAAAGGCGTTTTTGGTCGCGTCAAAAGCGGTAATTTTAATTGATGTCGCACTAGCTGCTGCCATTTTTTTGCCTAAAATATTCTGCCCAAACTTCAAATTCCAGTTCAGACATATCTAGTATTGTTGGTAATGTTTTGCCGAGTGCCTCCCCCAACATTAACGCAAAGCGTAAATCAGGATCGGCAACTATTTTTTTGCTGCGTCATCATTTTCTGCAAACAGACCCATGCGGCTAAAAATGTCCTCAATGACTTCAGCACTGACTAACTTCATCAGATCGAATTTTTGAGGCTTTTTAAACATCTTAGTACCGTCTTCGTTTCGCGCAGAGTGAATCAGCGACAGCACCATCATTTCGTAATGTGAATCTTGGTTGTACAGCCTTACCAAATCGCCCTTCTCTTCTACGGACATATATTGTCGGTAGTAAATGCGCGTTGGCTTACCATCAACTTGCCATTCTGGAACGTCTAGAAACTTCAATTCGCCATCTATCAAATCTGAATAATGACGCTTTGCTGCCTCTAGTACGCCAGACATCTATGCAGTGCCTCTAGTTAATGCGCCAGTGCCGGTAAAGCTAAACGAGCACTCAACCATTCCATCTGTGGCTGCTGAAATGCTAACGCTGTTAACAATCGCGCTACCGCTGTAGATGTAATCACCGCTGGTAGTGCCTTCGAAAGCCCAGACCAGAACTACTGTAGTTCCTTCAACCATTCCGGTTTGAACAGCATCAGATTCGTCCCAGTAGCATTCTGCGCTGCCGCTAAAACTGGTTGTGCCAGCTTTGTTAATTTTAGATGTAGACGTAATTGTGGTTGCGTCAATTGTCTCTGCTGCTGTATCTAGGCCCAAAGATCGCAAAGATCCAACGCTTGTACCGCCAACTGTTATCGTTCCTTCGACTGCTGTGTGAGTAGCCATCCTTTTCTCCTGTTAGATCGCGGTTTCTGGCGCGACTGTTGTTGTTCTATAAATACATTCAAAAGTCAGCTTTATGCTGCCTACTGGTTTTTGACCGTCTGCCGTCAAATCCACGTCTGTATTGCTCAGAAAAATATCTTTGCAAAGTCCGTTACAGGTCGGATCACCTGCAACCGCTGTTTCTACTTCTGCGCTAATCGTGTCTAGAACCGAATCTAGATTTGCAGAGGTTGTTGCGTATCCCTCAACCAAAATATCGACAGATCGCTCTAATCCGTTACTGCTCAGAAACGAATCACGTTCTGAACTTTCGCTAATTGCGTAAACCAATAGAGCCGGTAGCTCACTGGTTGAAATGTTATAAACACGGGATGCGAAAACATTGCCGCCCGTTGTTGTTAGTCCAGTTACGTTTGCCGCTATACGTTCTCTAATCTGTTGGCGCACATGACTCATAAGCGCAGCGTCAACATAGTTACGCCAGTGTTGTCATCTTCACGCCCAACGACTGTATAAGTGACCGATTTAATAATTACGGTTGTGCCGTTTGCTACGCTTGCAACATCACTGGTTGCCGCATAAATCACGGGTACGCCCTCATCTATCTGGACGCTACCGCCTACTTCTTGACCGAAAAAAGCATTATCGAAAACGACCTTCACACTCGCAGAGCCAATCGTGGCAACGTCTGCAAAATCGTTGTCATCAAAAAAGTTAGGCAAGTCTGTAAGTAAAAACGCGCCAGCCATTTATTTAGCTTTTGCCTTAGGCTTTGGTATCGCAGCAAAACCTCTCTGGATTAACTTTGCGCCAACGGTTGCGGACACTTCAATCTTGTCGCCAGACTTATGACTGCCCTGGTCGGTTTTGCAGCTTTTCACTACTTCAAGAATCATTTTTTCTTTCTCGTTGTCGTAGTAGAACCAGCTTCGCGGTTGTCTACTTTTTTCGCTTTGCCTTCAACCGGCACTGCTTTGTTCGTAGCAATCAATAATCGAGCGTCACTTTCGTCTAACTCGTATTCTTTCCCTGCCTTTACGTCAAAACCAGACGCAACGGTGTCTCTAAGCATCTTGACCTTCGCCATGCGTTTGTCTCCTTTGAGGTAACTCCCAGCCACAAGGCTGGGAGCATTTTCAGTACCAATCATTACGCGCCTTTGCTGAACGATTCAGCGCGACGAACGCCGATGTCCGCTAGAAGGTGAACGCCTAGATTCATGATTCCAGTTGTCGCATCGCGATCTGTAATCACTTCAATTGCGCCAAACTGTGCAACGATCAATTGGCTAAAGTCGCCAAGTAATACGGTGTTAGCAGTCATGCTAGAAGTTGCTAGAACTGGGTAGCCATTGGCTAGTCCGTCCTCAGTGATGAAGCGACCAGAACCAGACCCGCCTTTGATCGTAGTCTTCAACGCGCCAGCCATTGCAGGAGTAGTAACCATTACCATGCCGTCAGCCTGAGCATTGTCAGTTACGATTGCTGTTTCTACGCCTACGATTTCAGCAAATGTAGGTGCGCCAGATGAACTGAACGAAACACTGCCGATACCCGTGGTTGCCAAGATGCCTGTAGGTTGGTTGCTTGAACCAGTACCAGCCAAAGCAGCAGCGTCTAAGGCGACAGCGATGCCCTGAGTAATATCGTCCTGAATCATTGCCTCAACTGAAGGGTCTGATTGAACCAACAAGTTGCGTGTGATCTGAACGTATCCCGCAATTGCCTTTCCACTCAATGCAACCTGTGCAAAAACTGGTTGACCTTCTGTCGGTGCTGCACCTTCTGCAACAAAACCAATGTTGGTGGTGCCAGTAGCTAGCTTAGGAATAGCAACGTTGCCCTGTAAGTTAGTCATCATTCGACCACCAGCTTGCATGGTGACCATGTTCGCCCGTAGTGCGTCGATAAATGATGCAGCCATGTGATCTGTGCCAACTAAAAAACCACCTTGGTTATTCGTGCCAACAGTCAAATCACGCTTTGAACCCCAAGCCATATCGGTTGGAAGGTAGAAGCCGCCATTGCTGTCACCAACTCGCGCAGCGATAGCGTTGGAAACTTCGCGTTCTAGGCCAGCTTTTGACCAATCGCCAGTAGCAGATGCTTGAACAGCTTTTACGATTGAAAAGCTACGCTGCTCTTTTTCAGACATATCAACCGTCAAAGGAGAGTTGATTAGGTCGTTTGAAGGCTTACGCTTAAGTTCCTGCTTGGTAGCTTCTAACGCACTGCGTTGGAATACATCAAGTGGCTGGCCTTCGGTCAACGCCTTGTCGGCTAATTCCCTAAGATAAGGTGCATCCTTAGCCATGTCGTTTATGGTGGATATTCTGCCGCGCTCTTCAGCTAGTGCTTGGTCGCGTGCTTCGTCTTTGACGCTTTGAACGTCAATCTTAATTTCATCACTCATTTGAGTTTCCTCGTTAATAATATTTTGGGTCAATACCCTTGTTTGGTGTTCTCCAACTGATCTAGAAATTCCCACTGTAGGATCGGCAGCTATCGACACGAATGAAATTTCGTGAGGCTCCCAATCCGTTGCGCGGTAAATTTCTTTGTCGCCCTGTTGCTGCATTTCGTGGATGCGGTACCCCACACTTACGTTTTGCACAATCCCATCGACAACATCTTGGTAAAGTTCTTCAGCCCTTGCGCTTTTTGAAAATCTAACCACGGCATAGCCGCGACCATCCTCAATAGACGCTTGTTCGACTCTACCCACCTGATCGCTTGCATCGTGATTCCATAGAAGTGGCGCAGATCCGTTCAAACGATCCATTCGAACTGATTCGGGCGAGTGCGAAAGCACCTCAGACCCAAAAAATCTTTCGACAGGTTCTTCGCTTGAAAAAGAAAGGCGCACTGTTCTGTTTTCTTCGTCGATAGCAGCGCGATTGAATTCAAAAAATCTTTGTAAATCTCCAGTATTAATTTTCTTCATCTGGAATAACCTC